CCCAGCAACACCACAAATCATCCCATCTGGATTCCAAAAGGTGATCGGGTTGTCGGAGCAAAGGACGGACTGGATAAGCGTGTGTTTGTGATCAAAAGATCCAAGCCCATCCAACTCCTGCTGGTCTGCTTTTTGAAGGTGACTGGCTACGTACTCTGCATCCAAAGTAGAAGCCCGGTGAAGTAAGGTGGAACAGACCGCCATGCTTAGATAGCTCGGATTCCTTTGTTATTGAAGGTGCCTTCCCACGTGGCAGCCGTAAACGACACAGGAAATGGAAAGTTACAGACAAGGCTGATGTCTGTGGCATCCCCTTTGGCAAGCACTGGAATGATGTTCTGTGCGTTACGAATCACAGGAATGACGTTTGCCTGGCTTTGGTTTGCAAAGAGTTGAGGAAGCACAAGGTTGAAGGGCTGCCTGCCTATGCTTGACACCGTCACCTCAAACGGACCGCTGTTAGAGCTGTCGATCATAATGCGATGGATGGTGGGGACATTGAGTGTGTCCTTACGCCCCTCCTTCTCAACGTAAAAGGCCGGAAGTGTGGCCTCAGCGGAGAAGGTGTACCCAAGGGCAAACTTGCTGGTGGTAAGGTCATCTGGGACTTCTAAGAAGTAACGCTGTCCGACCGGCTCTGTAAGATCCTCCACAATCGGCCCTGCGTATCGGATGCCTGGCTCATTGTCGTCCAACAAGATGGCCTCTGCGTCTACGTCCCCAGACGTGTCATGGAACCCATCCTTGAAGCAGACACGTGTGGTGTCGGTAGCTGCGTCGTAGATCAGGGTGGGGTTGTAGTCGTAAAGATCAAGCCGAACATCCAAGAAGGTGTCATTGTACTTGAGGGCTCCACCAGGACTCTCTGTAAGCAGGTTAAGCTTACACAGGACGTACTGTGAGTTGGAGTCGTTCATCTTGATCACGGTGTACAGAACGTCGTGATCGAAGTCCATCATGATCACCTCCCCTGGAAGCTTCCACTTGAACCAAGAGGCAAACTGCCTTTCGTTTCCTACGTTGTAGAACCGGAACAAGTACAGCGCGTCTGGCTCTCTGCGGCTGAGGATAGCCATGGTTGACGCTGAGCTTGTTGCCTTGACCGACTTAACGTCAGAAGGAATGAAGCTCGGAACCGTTCTGCTGAGCTCGGCAACAAGGGGTTTAGCCGAGTCGATGTTGGTGCCAATCAGCATCTCATAGACCGTTGTGCTTGTCTGTGCCTGCTCAATAAAGGCAAGGGTGGGACCAAGGTCAACAGGTGCGATGCGTGGGGACTGGCTGTAGCTGCTTACCAGGTTGATCTCTGCTGTGCTGGCCGAGAAGGCGTCTGTGTTTGTCTGAAGGATGTACTGCGCGTTGTCAGCAAACATGACCAAACCACGGGGCACCTGGATGTGGTGGCGAAGCTCAATGGGACGCAGCGACCCACAGCTAAGATCGATTGGATCTGAGTCGATGAACGTGATCATCGTGCTGGCAAAGAAGTTGAAGTACTGCCCAGCCTCTGAGCAGATGACATTCTCTCCAGACATGAACACCAGTCTATTCTTAAAGAACGCCATGCCGGTGATGCGTTGATCCACAAAGGTGGGCATCGGGTTGGTGTCTTCGGTTCCTGCCTTTCGTACTTCCCAGAACTTCAAACCAAGGTTATCAATGGTCTGTGTCTTGGACACGACGGTGTTGATGGTAAAGGTGTCACCATCCAAGGAGGTGACGACATCTGCTGCCGTGTACGCCCGTCCAGTACGGCTAGGCTCAACAGTCAACACCCGGCCATCCAGGTTGATGGATAGGACCCGTAGGCGTAGGTTCAGGCCAGTACCACCATAGACTGGAAATGTTTGACCAACGGCATACCTACCACGAGTGTTGGTTGTAACAGACACCGTGCCGGCAAGTCCAGTAACGGTGCTTGTTACTGTGGCGCTGGTGGCGGATGACTCATTAAGCTGTCGGAACGTAAAGGTGCCGTTGGCTTCACGAATCAAGGCATGAGGCATGGTGGTTGTGTCGAACCCAAGAACGGTGTCTGGGGCTACGGTTTCTTCCCACACGCCTGAGCCGGTGGCTGCTCCACTCTCCGTGCCAAACCTCAGCCAGTACTCATCTCCGTCTGTTCCTCGGTCTGCCAGCACCCTGATCTTGATACCGTCAAGGAAACTGATGGGTAGTTCGGCTGATGTGGGAACGGTTCCCTTGAAGGTTTCAATGGCATTACCAGCCTGACCACCTGTTGACTCAACGGTAAAATCAGCGTCGTTTACCCTTTTGATGTAAAGGTATCTGCTCACTGCCGTTGCAGTGTAGACACCGCTTCCGTTGATGGAGGTCCTCAGGTTGTTGACAATGTCAGCTACCGACAGAAGTGGTTGGGTTCCTGACGCTACAGTGCTGGGTGTGGTGTAGCTAAAAACAGTCCCACCTAGTGTGATGGTGTACGTTGTGTTGTAGCCAACCGCATTGATAACTGCAAACGCATAAGGAGACTGGACGGCTGACTTGGTGGCTGCGGCTCTAACCGGTATGCTGCGGTTGAGCAGGAACGTAAAGTCATTGATTTGAAGAACACTGATGTCTTCATTCGTCAGGTGTGCTAGGTAGGGCAGGTCTGCGCCTGCAATAGTGTTGATTGTTTGCTGGACTCCACTGTCCGCGTCCCAGATGCGAAGGCCAGTACCTGCCTTGTCTACCTGACAAAGATACTTCTCTTCGTCATCACGGATGATGGGAAACCAAGACCCCTGTGCAAAGGCATTGGTTAGGGTTTTGATGCCCCTAAAGCCAGGACGTTTGGACAGGCCAAAGGTCGGATCAGGGTAGTAGTTGGTGCATGTGCGGAGTTGACCAGGCAGCTTCCATAAGTCTGGCTGTTCTGATACACCTCCAATGAGGTTTTGAATCTTCTGAGATACAGCAGCCATATCCTAACGAGCAATGGTACGGAAGGGCGTGTAGCTGATGTAGAAGTTCTGTCCTGTTTCCATTCCAAAGATGTTGGCTTCAGAAGTGTTGGTGTCGTAAGCCAAGCAGTTGGAACGCAAGACCTCTTCGTCTTGGATGTTGAACCGAACCATTTGCTCAGATCCTTGGGCACGGCCGGCAAACACGCGGGTTGCACGTTGGGTGATGTATCTGACAAAGACCTCAGGCAGGTCCTCAAAGTCAAACAACCACACAACGTCACACAGCACTGGGCTGCCTACCGGGAAGGTGAAGGTGTGGTTCACCTTGTCATAGAGCTTCCCGTCTCTGACAACAGTTTGATACCGCTGAACGTTTGATAGTTTGTTGTCTGACAACTGCAATACGTTAGCGGGCACCAGAATCTGGCCGCCGTTGTCAGGGGTGAATGGGTAGTTGATTTCGGAGTTGAAGTGCCATCCTTCTGATTGAATCTCTTTGGTAACCGTATCCAGCACCGAAAGGGCTAGAGCGATTTCAGGGTTGGCCACATCGAGCGACACAACAGGTGCCTGCCCAATGCCAGTCAACATTTCATTGATGGCTTCTAGTTTAGTTGTCATTATGGACAGGCAGTAATAAGTAGAAGTGAAAAGGGGGCCCCGAAGGACCCCCAAGTAGACTTAGGCTACGTTGCGGAACTCGCCAGCGACGGCGACGCGCACAGGGCCAACGCCCATAGCCAGACGGCCAACAATCACGTCACCTTGATAGATGACCTTGGTGTCAGCACCAGTGGTCTGAACGCTGGGGCCGAGGGCCTCAACGACGCCAGCAGCTTCACGGTGGAAGACCAGGCCGCAGCTGTTGTTGAAGTCACCAGCAGGGCCGGAGCCATAGTTGTTGCGCTCACCCACGTTGTCACCAGCAGGCTGGGCGGTGGAGAGGGGCGCCTCAATGGACGTACCAGTGGGCGAACCATACTTCCCAAGGAAGGGAATGTTGTTCGACTTGTAGATCTTGATACCAGCGATCTCGTAGAGACCATCACCACTGTTCAGCGAGCCCTGGCTGTTGCCATAGTCGCGGTTCAGGATGTTGGTGTCAACCTGGGAGATCAGGGCGTAGTACTGGCGGGGGGCCAGAACGGCGCAGCGACCATCCTTAGGGGCAGAGATTTCGTCAAGACGGGCAGCAGCTTCAAAGAAGCCATCAACCAGAGCTTGAGCGTCATACTCGTTGTTTGCACCAAGGTTCACACGGAAGCCGCCGGGCTCACCGTTGACCGCAGCAGTCAGGCCAGAGGCACGGCTCAGGGTACGAGCAACACGACGGTCGTAGTGCTCGGCCAGGGCTTGACCGATCTGACGGCTGATAGGACCACGGATATCATACTGGGCCAGCACTTCATCCAGGTTGTAGACGAATGCGCTGGAGATCAGCAGATCGTCCATAGTGATGGTGGTTTCAGCCACAGGGGGGTTACCAGTGCCCAGGATAGGAGTACCAGGAACATGGTAAGATGCGGTCATCTTGCCGGTGTGGATGAACTGAGCTTCACGACCACCACGGAGGGTGCGGCCCATCACCTTGTCTTTGAAAATGGTGGCGTTGCGGAAGGCTTCGTACACTTCGCCCGTGAAGAGCTTCAGGTACAGAGCACGCTCCGAGCCAGCGCCATTGACCCGTCCGGGCCGAGTAAGAGTTGTAAGCGTTTGAGTCACTTGTCTAGATGTAGAATGGGGTTTATCAGGTTTCCAAGTACTTGAGTTTTATCCGGATTTGAAGTAAGATGTCCTTTGTATTGGGTGTCCGCCACAGCGGGCCAATACTCCAGTCGACTGGATGTTTAACGACCTCCCGGTCAAGGGGGAAAGGCGGGGAATCGAACCCCTTACCAAAGGCAACCATGCCAATCCCAATAAGGCCCCTGATTGACGGATCAAGGGCTGTGTATCCAATACCCGTCGTTGTTTGAAACACCCCTCTTTTGATAAAGTGGTTTGTTTCTGGGAGGTTCGACTATTCCCAGGCGCCGTTTTAATGCCACGGACGCGGGCAGCCCATTAGGCGTACTTCTTCTTTGTAGTGCGTTTGGA